TATAAGTGCGCCTTCTGGGATGCTCCTGGCAAGTCTTGATTTCAACCGTTGGTCACCTCCCGTAACTGTATGACAGAGATGTGCAGGGGTGGTACTAGGGTAGTAGGGTAGTAGGTCTTCATGGCTGCTCTCCTAAGACCTTAAATGACCCTAGTCCAATTAGCCTAAGTATTGTCTCCTCTCCGATAATTGTGACATCTCCAGTGGAAAAAAAATAAATTTCATAATTTGTTCTCCAATTAAAAAGTGGGGCCTCTGACCATGTTCCGGATTTTATCTCCTTTACAATGATGCCTACTTTTCCATTGTCACTTATCAGCATCCCCTCTTTTAGCACTATCTCTTGCATTTTTCAGTAAGTCCTCCAAAGCTTCTATATCAAGCGTATTGATGTCTGCTAGTAAAGCAATGTTTGGTATGTATTGTACACCAAACGAATCCTGCTTCATCATTACACTTGCCACTACACCAACTATTCCATCATCCGAAAAGACGACTGAGCCGCTTGATCCTGGCCATGCGAAAATGTTTGCCAAAATATAATTGCCCCTCTTCTCTACCGCAAGTCCTTGCGATGGATAAAAGCCTGTACCAGCAGGTGCGCCTACGTAACAGATTGGCTCAGCGTATTCTATTTTATTATCTACGTGATAGTGTACTGGCATGGTGTACTTTAGCTGGTTCTCGGTAACTAGAACTGCCAAATCATTAATTGGGTCTGAGTAAATAACCCTGGCAAATTCAATGTTCGGGCCTCTTTCCTGGATTGCAATATACTCACCTTTACCTACAACATGAGCAGCAGTAATGATAAATAAGTGTCCTTTGTATCTAAAATAATTCCCTGATCCGCTGCTCATTGGATTAGTATCTTTGTCTAAAATGGTTATAATAACCGATGATTTTGCTGCCTTGGTCATGCCGGTTGGGGCAAAATCATAAATGTCCGGTACATAAGATTCATCATAGTTGCTCCACCAACCAAATGATGTTCCCAGAGTTAGAATCATAAAAAAGAATAGAATTTTTCTCACCACATTAATGCCCCCCGTATTTTAAATAGGGGTAGAAAAATAAAAAAGTCCGAAGCGCTCGGGCTTACGGACGAATGTTACTGAATAAAATCTTGATTGATTGTCTCAAAGATTTCGATAGTAGACGTGGATACACCTCTTTGCACTCCTCAGGAGGGTCATAAGGCACTGATCCTTGGGTCGGGTGCGGCACTCTTCTACGCGGCGGTGTTCTACACTCAGTCTTCACAACATTGGTGGTTGCAGTTGCTGCGCGGAGTTTACCGTAGTTATCATAAATTTTCATTGAAACACCAAGGGTTTCTTTGGTCAAGTGTATGTTGGTCATCACATACCAATGGTCATTATTGAGAGAACACTCATAGGTACTACTTTGATAATCACAGTCCTTTGCATAAAGATTACTTAGATCATCAAAGATAACTGGTTCAAGTTCTGTTGGGAAATAATGATGAGCATACTGTGCTGCCATGCCGCTAATGATTGAATTGGTGTGTGTCTCATTCAAAACTCTTGTTTCGTCAACAATTAATGCACTGTCTATGTAAACCTCTGGTGCTTTATTCTCAACAATTATTGTTTCTTTTGCCATAGTCGGCGGTGGTTCACCAGCAAGTGCTGTTAACATTAGCAATAAAATCATTCTCTCCTCCGTAAAATGAATGGAATTACCAAGAGACTTAGCCAAACTGCCTTGTCTACTGAATTGCATCCAGCCTTGATTGGCGCTGGTGTGTCACCATCAAGTTCTAGTTCCTCAGAATGCCCTGTGTCTTCTTGTTCAGGCACAGCAGTGTCTTCTTCCTCTGGTTCCTCTACCGGCTCTTCAGGGGCCTCTGAGGACGGCTCTGGTTCTTCTTCAGGCTCCTCATAGAATGGTGGTGCAATCTCTACACCTTGAAGGCTAAGGCCCAACTCGTAAGCGAATGGGTTAATGTTTCCAATGTCAAAGTTAGATACAAAGTTGAACTGGTCCATGTAAAAGTTGTGACCAAACTCTACCTGAATTGGTAGAAAGTATTCATAGTATGCAGATTGGTTAGCACGCTCTCCTAAGTTGAGGTAGGTATCCCAAGCCATAAGGTCTGCTCGCCCATTCACAAACACATCCCACTCATACAATGTGGTCTCGTATTGAGTTTGGACCATAAAGTCAGAGTTTAAAAACCCTTTTGATTGTATCTCCGCAGAACCAGCAGCACTACCACCAACAGGAACACCGTTGATGTTTGCACCATCAGGAAGACTCAATGCCGTCATGGCTGAGCCTTCGGCTCCTGCGGATGCATTAGCACCTATGCCGTACTGGTTTGATACACTAACTTGTCCATAGGCATCAACACCGTAGTTCTCAAAAGGAACGGCCCAGTCCCAACGGAATGCACCTTGCTCTCGTGATACATCGGTAATTGCCTCAACAGAAACAACAGGGTATTCTCCCCAGTCTTGCCAATCATCAGCCCACAACTCACAGTCAGTGCCGCCAAGATACCAAGGACAGTCTCGTCCCGGTGTTGCTCTTACTTTGATCACTGCAACATAAAAGTCTGAACCTCTATCTATCGAAGACTGAAACCAGAAAAACTCTATGATACCATCAACAGAGTTTCCGTAGTTGTCTGAGTTTCCAACATAAAGAGTGTTTCCCTCAAAGTGAGAGTAGCAATTATCACACTGTTCATAGTTTGCATCTGTCACCTCGTTAAACCAAACCTCGGTATCGCCTTGCAAAATTGTCGCACCTCGGTATGAGGTTTCCACAGCATTTAGTGGTTCAGCATTTGCTAATCCCATCAGGGCAGTCATTAACCAAATCATTATTGTATTCTCCCAAAGTCATCTTCAATTCTAACCACGTCATCTAGTTCTGTAGTAGAGACTTCTACCAAAAGAACTGGTTCATTTTTTGCCCAAAACCTGTGGACTGTCCCAGGAGTGATGTGGTAAGACTCGCCGGCAGACAATTGCTTCTCTTCAAGTCCGTCAGGACCCTCAACAACAAGTGTCAAGATTCCCTTTTGTACCATGATTGTTTCTTCTTTCACTAAGTGTTTCTGTAGTGAAAGTCGATGTCCGCCATTGATATATAATTGTTTTCCAACATATTTTTCACATGCGGCCCAGATAACTTCATGACCCCAGGGCTTCTCTATTATTTCTTGCTGATTGTATGAATTTAGTAACGAAATCATTTTTTTATCCTTAATCTGCTGTGTGTTGGTATTTAATACCATCGAAGTAATTCATAAGATCAGTATAACCACCAATAAACTCTTCGGTGTTCTTCTCATCATTACAAACACTTATCATTGGAACTGTTGGCCAACGATTATTTTTTAGGCTGTGAGCCTCTCGCAAGGGTTGATTATCCGAAACATCAATTAACTCAACGCTATGTTTGCGCTTCAATAACTCTTCCACTGCTTTCTTGCAAAAGCCACAGTCTCCCTTGAATACAACTTTAAACTTTGTCATCCTTTTAGCAATCCTCTGTTTTTAATTTTTCTACTTAGTGAACCTGGGTCACCAACTACAACGTGTTGTCGTGGCTCAGAATAACCGGCAGAGATAATAACTCTAGAGTAAATTGCTTGTGGGGCAATCCCAATCGCCTGTGACTCTTTTATTACTTCTTGGTTTGGCGGCTCTTCTGTTATTGATAAAATCCAGTCTGGATTGACATAAAATTCTTTGAGACGGTATCTTCCGTTCTCTTTTACAATCTCAACCAAACTAACCATAGCACACCTCTTTTTTGTTTTGTGTAAAGTATCTTATCTCTCTGTTCTCGATCTCCCAAATCTTTGAGTCGATCATAACTCTGCTGTAACCTCTTTTGTTTTGACCAGCATACACACCAATCTGAGGTTTTGCAGTTACACTTATTGGAGAGAAAAGATTGTCATTCTCGGACCACTTCCGGTGTAACACTGTCCCTTGCGGAATCCATACTAACTCGCCCGTCTCGTACATCTTCTTCTCCTGCGTAAAAATCTATTAGTCCGCCTAAGATTGACTGAACATCATTAAGGATCGCATCGGCATTAGCGATCTCCTGTCTTGCTCCATCAATCTTTGCATTAACTAGGTTTAAACTATTAGAATCGCCATCGCTCTCAACCATTGTTTCAAGGTTTTTCTCCAAAACGTCAACGGTTTGTTTCAATTTGATGATCGATCTAATTGTTAAGTCTTTCAATTCGCTTGGAACCTCATCAAGTTCCACGCCGTAAGAAATTCTAACTCTCATTTTTCCTCCAGTTATAAATGTATTATAACCGATTTGTATTTGTCTGTCAAGTATTTATTGGAAGATTCCCAAGTAAATAGAGTTTATGACCAGACCAGTGACAGCAAGACCAACGGTCCAGATAACCCTGGATACGTTGGCTTGCCATTGCTCTAAATCCCTAAGGCGAGCATAAAGTCCCTGGTCGGGGTTGTAAATGGCTTCCTTGATCTTCTTAACATCTTCGATCATATCGTCTTGCTTGTCCGCCATTCTTTCAATTGTCATTGTCAAACGAACGATAGCATCTTTTAGTTCTTGAATCTCTTTTTCATCCACAACCTAACCCTCCATACTAATTAGTATCAGTCCGAAACAATAGCATGCGAAGTTGTCAGTAAAGTTCCTGCTGCTGAGGCAGCATTCTTCAAAGCCGAGGTTGTAACCTTACAAGGATCAATGATACCTGACTCATACATATTGGTTATTTTTCTTCTCAAGAAGTCATAGCCATTATCACCTGTCTCATCTTTAATCTTTGAGACAATAATGTCAGCAGACTCTCCAGCATTTGTTGCCATCTGTCTAATAGGTGCTTGGCATGCCATGAGAATAACTTGTGCCCCGATTGATTGTTCATCATTGTCTGTCTCAACAAACAAATCAGTTGTCGCACGTAACAGGGCCACGCCCCCACCCGGGAGGGTACCTAGTTCTCTTGCGGCCCTAACGGCTTCCAGAGCATCATCGATGCGGTGCTTCTTCTCAATCATTTCGATTTCTGTGGCTGCTCCGACTTTGATAACTGCGACTCCCGAAGCAAGTCGAGTGATACGTTCTTGAAGTCTTTCACACTCAGATAGGTTGTCAGTCTGTTGTATCTCGTTCTTAATCGCCTCAATGCGCGTATCGATTTCCTCACCATTACCTTTTCCTCCTATGATTGTTGTCCAGCCTTTAGTGATTCTGATGTTTTTACATCCACCAAACTGAGGAAGGTTAACCTCGTTTAGGAGCAAGCCATCTTCTCTAGTGACAAATGTTGCCCCAATTGTGGTGCAAAGGTCTCTAAGAATGTTTCTTCTTTCCTCTCCATACTTTGGAGACTTAACAGCACAAATCTTCATTGTTCCACGCACAGCGTTGGCAATCAAAGCAGCCAGTGCTTGACCCTCAAAATCATTACCAATGATAAGAAGCGGTCGGTTATCTCTCGCTGCAATCTCAAGAGTTGGCATGATCTGGTCTATCTGTTCAATCTTTTCATCGGTAACAAGAACCAATGGGTTGTCGTAATCAACAGTTCCAGTCCTCTCGTTGTTGATAAACTTGCTAGAAACATATCCAGAATCAAATCTAAAGCCCTCAATCAAGTCAAGAGAGGTTTCCATGCTTCGTGCTTCTTCCACGATCACAGAGCCATCCTTACCTGCTTTATCAACCGCCGTTGCAATCAATGTGCCAATCGCTTCATCATTATTTGCTGAGATTGTAGCGATGTGTCGTATGTCATCAACAGTCTGTATCGGTCGCGACATGTCCGTTAGACGTCCACAAACTGCTTCAACCGCCTTGTCCATACCTCTCTTCATTTCCACAGGGGAAACACCAGATACGAGGTATTGCTGTGCGGTCTTAAGGATACTGCGTGCAAGTACAGTTGCGGTGGTTGTTCCGTCACCAGCAACGCTGACTGATTGCTCTGCTGCCTGCTTGATGACTTGCGCACCAAGGTTCATGAACGGATCTTCACAGGTAACAAACTTTGCTACCGTCACTCCGTCTTTTGTAATCACAGGGACATCTTGTCCTTTATGATAAAGAGCAACGTTTCTACCACGAGGGCCGAGAGTTGTTGCTACGTTGTCTGCTAAAAGATCAACGCCCTCAATGATTTTCGCATTAAGGGGTTGACCGTTCTTAAAATGTTTCACTTTTCCTCCAAAGGTTATTTCTCTCTATCTATTATAACCTCTTCTATGAGTTTGTCAAGGGAAAAGTGTAACTTTTTTTCTTTTTGTTCCATCACACCATCAGCAACTTTATCATCACATGAGCCAACACTGAATGCTTTGAAAGTAAAATCAGAGCCAGAACTTAAGTGGTCCTGTAATTGATCAAAGTTTTCTCTCTCAAGTGTCGATATATAACTAACAATCAGTTGCTTCATTTGTCCATACCAAGCATCGAGGACAGAGAGAGAATCGAACACCTCTTTCATTTCGCTACGAAGTGCATTGTTAAAACTCTCTGGGGTTAACAGAGATTGCAATTCGTAAGTTGCTTTCTCTGCAACATCGGGATCATTGTTTGACAGCACATTGTTCAGCGAGTCTATGTCATAATACTCAACCCCGTTAATCTCCTGTGGCATTGCCGAGCCAATGATGTCAGCCTGAGTGACCTTGTAAGCGTTGATTGAAATGTCACCACCGCGACCAACAAATGAAAGATAATAAAGTCCCCCATCGTTTATCGGATCAGCAGGTGGTTTAATAAATTTTCTATCCTCACTCTTTGCTACAGCAGAGTCACGTATGGTGCGGTGACCTTTGTCCAGCGGCATTGAGTAATTTATTGATAGGGTCTCCAACAAGTTACCAAAAGAACCTCCGAGTTTTGACTTGGCCTTTACTTTAAGTGAGACACCAACTCTGAGGCCTCCACGTTCGACGATGATGTCTTCAACACCACCAGTACGTGAGGGAACAGTCTGGCCACCCATAAGAGTTGCCATGTAAGCCTCGTTCACATAACCACCAGCAGACCTATTGAACTGCTCAGTGATTGAAATCAAACCAGCGGATAAAGCAATCTTTGACATCAATCCGCCAAGACTTGAACAACGCTCGCTCAAGACCTCTTGAGACTTAAAATCAAAGAAACTAAACGAATCAACCAAAGATTGAGCAGAAGACAAGTCAATACTGACATTCGCGCTAGACATCAGGGTGTTTAATGCTGCACTGGATGATTTGAGAATCTTGTCCGATTCAGTTCCAGTAACAAGAATGTCTGCTATCTCTGCCAAATCAAGACCAAGATTGTCCATACTCTTTGGCGCAGCGGCTTTCTTCTCGACACCGCCTTTCTCTTGCTCAAGCAACACAGGTCCACTTCTAAGTTCCTGCTTTTGTTCGAGTAATTTATCAACTAATTCATCCAGAATGCTTCTCATTTAATGTCCTCCAATAACTTTTTAATGTCCAAACCCGCACAATCTATCTTTCGATTGGTCAAATGATAGTGGCTTACAAAGCCCTCAAATCTTCCATCAGCAACCGGCTTACTTACTTTGGTACTAGTGTTACCCTTTCTATCAAGAGGGGCCTTCAAGGGCATTCCCGTAGCCATGTGGACGGCTTTCATAAGTGCTTGCAGTGCTTGAAGTTGAATTGGGTAAAAACCAAGGTGGGTCTCAAGACTTTTGCCATGAACCATAGCATCTCTGACCACTGGTCTTTCTCCAAAACCTTTTCTCTTGTACCAATCTTGATACTTTGGGTAGAAAGCGTTAGCGATCTCAACACCAACAGAGGCATTGTTCCATTTGCGAGAACCAGCATGGTAAGCAACATCGTTCATGTCCATGAATTGATAGATGGTTCCATCGTTGTCAATGGCGAAGTGAACAGAGATACCTCTCTTCTTCAAGACTTTAAAACAAGTCTCGGAAGAAAGGCAAACGTCCCAATGGCACACGAAAAACTTTGGGTCTCTCTTTTGTGTCATCTTTCTAAAGCCTTTGGTCAACTTGTAACCATCGCCCTCAAAGAAAAGACGAACGTTTGGCCATTCAATCGGTAGATAGTCTGAGTTATAGACAATGAAAGATTCTCTATTCTGCTTCATAGACTTTGGCTGATAGTCTTCGAGGTTGGCCACTCTATCGTTGTAAACACGTCGATAGGTGCTTGGCCCCATAAGACCATCTGCCGTTAGATTATGCTCTTTTTGGAACTTTATGATAGCATTGATGAGGTCTTCATCAAAGTCATCACAACCAAACCAATCAGGAGTCCACCCAAGTTTTGCAGCAGAGCCTTCGTTGTAAAAAACCTTATCCATCAGTAAACCTCGTCAGCCAAGCCTTTCTCAATGGCTTCTTCAGCGCTTAGATAAACGTTAACCTTTCTGTTAATTAGGCTTTGGATCTGCTTTTTGCTCATTTCAGTCTCATCTGCCATCGCTTGGATGTAAGATTCCTGAAGGATATTCATCTGCTCTAATTCGTTCTTGATTGAATGCAACTCTCCCATAGAACCGCCAGCAACAGAGTGAATCATAATTCTTGTATGTGCCCCAACTCTACGATGACCTTTTGTTCCACAAGCCAACATAAGTGTTCCTGCTGACATTACTTTTCCAAGGCCGATAGTTTCAATAACTACTCCCTCAGCTTTAATATGGTTTATTACATCGTAAATTGCAAACATCTCATCTGCTGCTCCACCATAAGTTGAAACATAAAGTTTGATAGGGTCAATCTCTCCCTCTGAGTTCTTTTGCTTTGATAGAACGAGCAGGGCTGTGATAATTTCTGCACCTCTTTCTTCGTTCAAGTCTCCACTGAAATAGATTGATCGAGCCTCAGGATTTTCCTCTGCTGCACCAGCCAACAATGTTAACAAATCTGCGGCAGCTTCCTGTTCTTCACTTACTTCTGGGGCCTCCTCAACTGGAGGGGCTACTTCTTTTTCTTTTTTAGTCTTTCTGGTCTTCTTAGTAACTTTTGTCATTATAACTCCCGTGTCTGACAATTTAACAAAATAAAAAAGGAGAGGATTGCTCCTCTCCCTATTATAACACATAATTTAAGGGTGTCAAGTGTTAATCACTTGTTTCCAAGAGCGCGGTTAAGTCTTCTTTGTGCTCTTTTGGCTTCGTTGAGACGACGTGCAACTCGACGAGCAACTTCCTCAACAACTTCATTTCGACTTGGTTCTACAGAAACACCTTCGAGCATGTCACCAGGCATATCCACTGCATCCTCAGCGCCAGCCAATTCAGCACTGGTTTCCATGTCACCCATTGGCTCATCAGCAGCCATAATTGCCTCAAGTTTCTTACCAAGGTCAATGATTGCTCTTGCTTCTTCTTCAGAGAGATCAAGATCGCCACTAGGTGCATCCATGTCCATTTCTGGTTCCATTGGTTCTGGTCCCATTTCTTGTTCAGCTTCGTCTTCATGCACATCTTCTTTCATTTCATGCTTTTCTTCGTCCATGTGAGCACCTTCTTTTTTAACGGGCATGTTACGATCTCCAATAAGATCATCGCGATGCTCTTGATCAGCCATCTTCTGTTTTTCAGAGCGAGTATCGGTATCATCTTTCTTGGCATAAGCTATTTCGCTTACGACAGGAAGGTTTGCGAGTGATTGAAAGCGACGAATCTGTGCTTCATTTAATAATTTCTTAGACATAACAGTAATTCTCCTTATATTATGTGTTTAACATGTTAATTAGATCTTAAAAAAGAAAAAAGACCTATTTTCATAGTTCTGGGTGTTCTTTTGCTATAATGTCGAAAATGTTATCAATTTCATCGTCACCTAAGCCAAGTTTGCTAACCAAATCTTCTCCTTGACTTCTCTCAGAACGAATTCTTGACCTTGCTTTCT